CACGTTATGGTTTGACAACTATCATGCCATTTCCTCGCTTTATGTTTAACAGCATGGAACTGATTGGACAATATGCAGGTGGTGCATCAATACCGTTGACCCGTAAAATGGCAAGCATTGTGATGAAGGATCAACGTGGTCCACTGACATCTAAAGATCGTCAACGTATTACACGTAACCTCATGGGTATGGCTGCTGTAGGTGCTGCATATTGGTATCGTTCATCAGAGAATGCTCCACCTGAATACAATCAGGTAGCTGTAGGCACAGATGCACAGATGGATACTACACCTACGTACCCTATGGCACACTTCCTGTACTTAGGTGAAGCAACTAAACGTTTGCAGGACGGTACGTTTGATGATTGGTTTGACTCACAAGAGTTTGTTGAGCTATTCACAGGCAGTAACTTACGTACAGGTGTAGGTAATTCTATACTTGAAGAAGTTGCACAAATGGCAGATGCCACTGACCTAACTGCAGGTGCTGCTACAGGCCGTGCATTGGGCCGTACACTAGGCAATTACCTATCCACGTGGGCTGTACCCTTCGGACAGATCATTGACGCTGAGAGAGCCGCAGGTATACGTGGAGCAGAGTATAAAGATGTAGCTAGTGATCCTACACTTGACTTCGGTACAACGTTTAAGAAAGAACTTATTCGTCCACTCAAACAACGTGGCATTGGTGTAAGTGCTGAAGAGGAAGCTGCTGCACCAAGGGCAGAATATCCATTCTATCCAGAGGGCAGAGAACGCATACGCCCTGAGTCTAAGTTTATCGGTGCAACTATCACTAATCGTGCAAGTGAAGAGGGTGAATACCTAATGCGTTATGGCTTTGACTGGCGTGACTTTGGTAGCCGCAGTAAAGTACCAAGCATTAAACGTTTTGAAACTAAACACATAAATAATTTGATACCTACAATTGTAGAGTCAGCACGTAAGTTAGAAGAAGAATACGTAAAGAAATATGAAGAGGGTTCTGATCTTTTACGTAAAGAGTTTACTGTAGAAGAATATGTCTCTAACAAAGTACGTCCATATATTGATAAACAAATTAAAACATTTAAAGCTAAGATCAGAGAAGGTTCTATCAGTGAAGGTGATGATTACACACGTGCACTACAAACATACACCCGTGTACCTTCCAACTTCCGTAAGCTTGCAACTACAGATTTTGTAGATAGGTATGATCGTGTACCTGATCCACAAAGTGCAGAGGATTTGCAAAGGCTTATAGCAATAGCAAAAGCATACAGAGAAACATACTAAACAAAAAAGGGGGCCATTACAGCCCCCAATTTTTTATCGTTTGTCTCCACTACCCCCTAGTGTACCTTGTTCCTTTCGCCTACTTAGCTTGGCTTCATTCTGTCCTGCAATCATACCCAGTGTAAGGTTAAGGTCAGTTGCAAGTGCAGCACAGTACCACAACACATCTCCTATCTCACTAGCTAACTGCTCCCGCCAATCGTCTGGCATATTCTCTGGACCGTCACGAATAATCTTCTTGACTTTGTTTGCCACCTCACCTGCTTCACCTGCCAATCCCAAAGCAGGGTAAAGTATTTTGTACTTATCAGGATAGATGGCTGTACTTGATGCTGATCTTTGATATGAATTAAAATCAGACATGTTGTACTTCTCCTTTAGAAACTGCTCTGCTTCCTTTTGTAAGTTGTTCATACTCCTTCACCCGTTTTAACTGCTCGTAGTAGGCTTTGTTAAACCCACGTTCCCACTCCCTGTATTGCATTGTATCATCAGGGAATGGATTAACGACACGCCCCTGTCGAAAATCCTTGTAGCCTTTCTCGTGTTGAAATTTTAACGGTGCATCATATTTGCCAAGGCCACGTTCTTTGCGAGTTAGTTGTTTTTTCATATGCATTCTCCTTATGCTACGTTGATTAGTTCTGCTTCTGTGTACGGAATGTGATAGAACAGTTCACCCTTTAAGATGTTACGTCCATGTGCTTCACGTAGACGATCCTCTGTCAGGCTAGTATCCTTGATACGCCATGCTTGCTTCATATCTTTACGGAAGATGTAGAAGTTTAGCACCCCATTCTCCCCATCGTACTTAGCAAGTAAACGTCCCTTACGTTCAGGAATACGGATGTCCTTCCAATCGGAAGGCCAATCACCTTTCCATGCAATCTTTACTTCAGCTTCATTAAAGTATGTATAATCTTTTTTCGTTGATACAATATCCACATTATAATTCTCCTTCATGTCTGCTATCTCATGCCCCGCACCAACTAGATACTCTGCAAGTTTTTCTTTTGCAGGAGCGTCATATGCTTCATACAATGCACGGCTAAATTGTTTACGTGTTCCCATTATCTTTCCTCCACATTAGTTCAAATAAAAGTTTCTGTTGTTCGTACTCTGACATTATACACCAATCCCGTATCTCGTCAATAGTTCTTTTACACCCTGTGCAGTATCCATCGTTAGCAATACGACAGACCTGTACACAGGGCGATGGTATAGTGCCTAACTGTTTACGATTCCTACTCACACTGACGCAAGCCAGTTGCAGGATCGTAGTAGCAAGCACCACCTTCCTCTACGTAGTCTTGTGTTTCCTCAACTACTGGTTCTTCTGCAACATCCTCAGAGTTGGATGCATTTAGAATGCCATAACGTTTACCTGCTGCTCTGAATGTTGTGCAGCCAGATGCACCACCATCGTATGCATCCATGTAAACTTTCTTAAACTCTTCCCACGTTACATCATCCCCTGTGTTGCATGTCTTTGAACATGCGGAGTCAACATAACGTGAGGCAACGTTTAATACCTTGACGTGATCAAACACAGACAGTTCGTCTGCAGTCTTACCCTTCACACCAAACACACGATAGCCATAGTCCTCTACTCGTTCAACCTTTGGTCCGTCGAAGGTTTGGATAGTTCTGTCGTAGTAATGGGAGAAGACTGGTTCAATCCCAGAGGATACGTTGTCGGCTGACAAGCTGATAGTTCCTGTTGGTGCAACTGATAAAAGATGACTGTTACGAATACCGTGAGTGCTAATGAGATCACGGATATTAGTAGGCAAAGACTTAGCAAAGTCAGAACCAAGGTATGCCTGACTAAAGAGAGGAAACGGACCTTTTTCAATAGCAAGTTCAACTGACGTAGTATATGCAACATCCCTGATCACTCCCATAATTTCTTCTAATGTCTGTAGGAAACGATCACTGCCATATTCAAATCCTAATGCCTCAATAGCATTAGCTACTCCTGTTATCCCTAAACCCATACGGCGTTTGCTAATTGCCTCTGCCTTTTGCTCTACCAGTGGATAGGTTGCACGATCTACAACGTTATCCATTGCACGTACCACATGAGGAATATCATTCCGTAGTTGGTTCATGTTGAATACATACTTACCTTCATGCTCTACGACATACTTAGTTAGATTGAATGAACCCAGTAGACATGCACCATTCGGTGGTAATGGTTGCTCACCACAAGGATTAGTAGCTGCAATCTTTTCTACATAATGTAGGTTATTCTTTTTATTAATACGATCAATGAATAGAATCCCTGGTTCTGCCCAGTCCCATGTGCTGCGTAGTATCTGATCCCATAGTGCACGTGCACTCACAGTCTTATACACACGTCCATCAAACTGTAGATCAAAGTCTTTGTCTTCTTTTACTGCAGTCATAAACTCGTCAGTCACACCCACAGAAATGTTGAACTGTGTTAGTGTATCACTGTTGTTCTTTGCTGTAATAAACTCTTCAATGTCAGGATGGTCTACACGTAGCACCCCCATCTGTGCTCCACGACGATGCCCCGCTGATGCAATTGTACGACACACTGCATCAAAGATACCCATGAATGACACAGGTCCAGATGACTTACTGTCTAGTGATTTAATCAATGTACCACGTGGACGTAAGGTACTGAAGTCGTACCCAATACCACCACCTAGACGCATTGTCTCTGCTGCACGTCTTGCAGCTTCCATTATACCGTCCATGCTATCTTCAATTGTCATAGACACAAAGCAGTTGTATGGTGTTACACGACGAGGTGCACCCATTGCTGATTGCACACGTCCTGCAGGTAGGAATCGTTGTTCGTATAAAATTGTACGGAAATTATTAAAGTGTGCTTCATTGTCTTTTAGTGCTTCAGCTACACGTGTCATTGCCTCACGAAATGTTTCCCCGTGGCTACGGTATTTCATTGAGTGAATCTCTTCTGATATTTTTAGTGTTGGTCCATAAGTTTCCATAAGCATTACTCCGTTATTATTTTTATTGCTTTAATCGACATACCATCAATGTCATAAATAAATTCCTGCAGACTTTGGTCAATCTCTTCATCAACTTCTCCGTCTACAGGAACTGGGTATTCATCTTCATCTATGTGCAGGGTTAAGAATACTTTAACTATCATCTACTTCCTCAATAAGTTTGGTCAAATACCACTGTGCCTTCTTTAGGTCTTCTGCGCCATTCTTATATCGGTATCGCCATAGGTATTTCATTATATTACCTTGTAGATAATACTGATACCCATCCCCAGTGGCGGCACGAATGGCATCAATGCATTCAATACCTGCTTGATTATAGTGTGGTGGGTTGTTTACATTGTCTACCATTCGTATCTCCTTTCTAAAAGTTTACTTTTACTACGTTACCGTCACGTTCTGCTATCAACGGTTTCTCTTCTTCATTATCAATTGTATCTACTATCTTGAATAACTTTCGTCGTACTTCAGGGTCTTGCTCCATCAAAGGTATAGCAGCTATCAACATGTCAGTCAACACCTTTAGATGGGCAAAGTCCTCTGCTTTCATTGTGTTGTCGTCTGTCGTTAACATACCTACTGTAAGGTCACCTGTCCAGTCTCCTTTGTCATCCACTTCTGGTGAGATACGGATAACGAAATCATTAGGGTTAAAGTTTATTAGTGAATCTATCATATATTAGCTCCTTTTTATTTTGTCATAAGGAAATACTACTAAGTCTGGATGTGTGTCTTTACCTTTCTCTTTCAACCATTCTTCTGGAATAACCCTATCTGCATACAAGAATTTATTTCTCTCACACCATGTGGCGTATGTTGTTTTAGCACCCTTACTTAACTTACGTCTACTGTTTTCAAACACAAATCGTATGTCTAAGTTTGGGTGTTGCTTTTTTATCGCCACGTGTTTACGTCTATCATCTGATGTGAACCTTCCCTTCACCTCTACGATGATACCGTTCTGCAATATAAAGTCTGGGGTATAGGTGCGATACATCAAGTCTTCCCATTCAATCTTGATGGCTTCATACTTGAATTTAACCTTACGTTCTTTCAAGTAATCTTTGACTTTGATTTCTAGTCCACTCCTATACCCATGCTTTAGTGCGGCCCTGAACTGCTTACCATCCATTAGACAATGGGTGCCAGTTTATACGGCGTACACCCAATGCTTTCAACTCTTCATTAAGCATTTGATCTGCGTCCTTACGTGCTTCCATTGCTGCACGTAAACCTGCATACCGTTTCTCATGCAACTCTTTCTTTCGTTCCTTTAGTTGCTCCTCAAGAAGCTTGATCTCTTCTTGAAGTTGTTGAATTTCTGTTTCCATATTCATTCCTCTATGTATGCCACCGTCTTGGGGTCTTTTGCTTTACTTACCCGTGATGGTTCTTCAACCATGTTGGGCCAACACTCGTATCTGAAATCACAGAAAC